GCGCCAATTGCTGAAATTGTTGACTTGTACAACAGCCGCTTGCCAATGTTGCCAAGGGTGACTGTGGTCAGCGACTCCCGAAAGCGTTTGGTTGCGGCAAGATGGCGGGATGTGGTTTCTGCCGACAAGCTGGACAGGGAAAGAGGGTTAGAGTTTTTTGATTGGTTTTTTGTCCATGTAGGCAAATCCAAGTTTTTGACAGGCAGATCAAAAGATTGGAAAGCCAACTTTGAGTTTCTTTTTACGGCAAGCAAATTCCCCCGAATTGTTGAAGGCGCATACCATCAGGAGCAAACATGAGCTACGTTCAAGCAAAACAGAAACACGAATCCCAAACCGAAGACAACCACAACGACCTGCAATGCACGGTTTTTGAATGCCCGAATCGGTGGTCGGTGGATAAGGGCAGAAAATTGTGTAGCGCACACGCATGGTCAGAACCGCACGAATGGGCGAAAATTACCCAAGGCCTGTACTCTGCCGCCATCGTCAAAATTAAACGCAACCAAGACCCGATTAGACCCCTTACTGAGCAAGAAAAAAGGGAGGCAATCCAGCGCATCCACAACTTGCCGCCAGTTGACCCCAAAAAGTGGGCTTACAAACTTAAAAACCGTGAAGAAAGTGGCGAGCATTTAAGCCAGCTACAGAAAAAGGCATGGCGTGAAGCCTTGAGGGTGGCATGAATGAGTTGGCTCTTTTCGCAGGCGCTGGTGGAGGAATACTTGGGGGACATCTGCTTGGATGGCGAACAGTCTGCGCCGTTGAGTGGGAGCAATATCCAGCAAGCGTACTGTGTGCCCGACAAAATGACGGTCTTCTCCCGCCTTTCCCGATTTGGGATGACGTACAAACCTTTGACGGAAAGCCGTGGCGAGGAATTGTTGACGTTGTTTCGGGAGGATTTCCATGCCAGGACATTAGTGCCGCAGGAAAAGGTGCAGGAATTGACGGAGAACGAAGCGGAATGTGGGGAGAAATGGCGCGCATCATTCACGAAGTACGACCCCGATACGTCTTTGTGGAAAACTCACCAATGCTCACTTCTAGGGGACTTGGACGAGTTCTTGGAGACTTGGCCACAATGGGGTTTGATGCGAGATGGGGAGTGTTGGGAGCAGCGGACGTTGGAGCAAACCATCAGAGGGACAGAATATGGATTGTCGGAAAAGCTACCAACCCCTTGCGCTGGAGATCACAAGAGCAAACCAACGAGCACATCTTGGAAAGCCAAGGGAGCAATCAACTACAGTTTAGCGAACCCAGAGATTCAGGCGAAATGGGCTACTCCAACCACTATGGACAGACTGCCTCCAAAATCGGCTCAAGCGTTATTAAAGGAAGCGACATTTGCAAGACCTGGCAGGAGCAAGCCAGCAAATCTACGCGATCAAGTGAGCAATATGAAGAATTGGCCAACACCTGTGAAATCAGACCATGCAGCAAGGAGGCCAAGCAAAGGGTGGCAGGGGAATTCAGATTTGCCGAGTGTGGTGTGGACAGAAACTGGTGGCAAACAGAACCCCGAAATGTCCCCCGCATCACTCAACGCAACTTGGGTAGAGTGGCTGATGGGATGGCCGCTAGGGTGGACAGACTTAAAGCCATTGGCAACGGACAAGTGCCACTCTGTGCAGCAACAGCTTGGAGAATCTTAAGCCAATGAACTACTACCAAGCCCATGCCATCCTTGACGGGGTAAAAGATGGTACAAATTACCCCCCACAAATCGTATTACAGGCATTGGAGATGACAGGTGACGCACGAGCAGATAGAACACATGAGGGATTGCGAAGCGAGAGAATGGATGAGCAGGTACAGAAAAAGGATGATGGAAATGGGCGATGCCCGAAGCTGGTGGCAAAAAATGTCATCAGACATAGCCAAATTTCGTGGGGAATCGGCATTAGCCGACCTGCGGAGCAGAATGAATCGGTTGAGGCATGAGGGCGGCACGGACTGATGCCAACCATGTCCAGGTTGTATCGGCTCTACGTGCCGCTGGCGCTACGGTTCAATCCCTGGCTGCTGTTGGCAAAGGCGTACCTGACCTTTTGGTTTCGTTCAAGGGTGTAAACCTTTTGATGGAAGTCAAAGATGGCAACAAATCACCATCACGACAAAAACTTACAGAAGACCAAATCAAATTTCATGGCACATGGCAAGGCCCCATTTCTGTTGTTGACGGGCCTGAAGCGGCTTTAAGAGCATTGGGGGTGATTAAATGATTGAGCAAAAAACTCAGGACATTCGGGACAAAGCCCCCGCCTACGGCGCAGCCAAAGCGCAACGGGTGTATCTTGAAGAATTTAGGAAATCCAAGAAAGCCCTGCTTATGAAAGAAGCCCTAACAATGGGCTATGAAGCCGCCAACGCACAAGAGCGTGAAGCCTATGCTGACCCTAGCTATCAACAGCTTCTTAAAGGCTTGGCGGCGGCTATAGAGCAGGAAGAAACCCTACGGTGGGAAATTGAGGCGGCAAGGCTAGACGTAGAGATTTGGAAAACACAATCCTTTTTAGACAGAAAGGTTGATAGAAGTCATGAATGAAGATGTAAAAAAAATTTACAGATATGAAGATGGAAATCTTTACAGATTACATTGTTCAGGCGGTCAAAAAGTCAATTCTGTTGCTGGTTGGGAAACAGTTTGCAATGGGAAAAAATACAAAAAAATTAACATAAAAAACAAAACATACTATTTGCACCAAATTATTTTTTTGTACCATCATGGTTTCATTCCCAAATACATAGACCATGCTGATGGCGACAGTCTTAACAACAAGATTGAAAATTTGCGTGAAGCCACTCAAAGTCAAAACGTTCACAATTCAAAATTAAGAAAAACAAACAAGTCGGGCTACAAAGGTGTGGCTTTCTATAAAAACAAGTGGAAAGCCGCCATCATGGTGATGGGAAAAAACATTTCTTTGGGTTCTTATGAAAAAATTGAAGATGCAGTTGTGGCTTACAAGCAAGGTTGCGAAAAGTTCTATGGGCATTTTGCCAAGCCCTAAATGATTCCCAAACACCAATACGTCCGAAGCCGAAAACTGCTAAAGCTGGTGACTGAGCTACCTTGCCAGCATTGCGGTACAGAACACATGGTGCAAGCCGCACACAGCAATTGGGGCAACGGCAAGGGCAAAGGCGTAAAGGCTGACGACAACTTGGTGGCTGCACTTTGCCTAAACTGCCATTAAGAAATAGACCAAGGCAAAGATTTAAACAAGCTAGAACGTCAAGTGATGTGGAACAACGCCCATAGAGCCACAGTATTTTTGCTATGCAAGCGTGGGCTATGGCCTGCTGATGTGCCTTTACCCGTGTAGAATAGTGTTGCAGTTGTCTTAGGGGGGCAGCACGCCCCCCATTTTTAAAGGGATGTTATGGCTTACGAAAAAGACCCAAACCAAAAAGACGTAGCTGACTTCATCAGCACATTGCTGCACTCAGGAACAATTACGCATTTCATGCACTTGGCAACCGATTCATTTGCCGTGCATATGGCATTGGGCGCGTTTTATAAGGAAATCATTGAGCGAACTGATGATTTTGCCGAAGCCTACGCAGGCTGTTACGAAAAAATCAAAACATTTCCCGAAAACTTCCACAATGCCAAAGACCCCGTGCGTTACTTGGAAAGCCTAAAGGATTACGTTGAGAAAAACCGCAAGGCCATGCCCAAAGAATCCGAACTGCAGAACATCATTGACGAAATAGCCGCACTAATTGACAGCACGTTATACAAACTGACCCTTAAATGATTCGGATATTTGCAGGCTACGACCCAAGAGAGGCCGTAGGCTTCCATGTGTTTTGCCAATCCCTGATAGAGCGCACATCAGAGCCTGTAGCCATTACACCCTTTTACGGAAGCCAAAGGGACGGTACAAACGCATTCATCTATCAGCGTTTCCTGGTGCCTTACTTCACAAACTTCAAAGGCAAAGCTATCTTCATGGATGCAAGTGATATGTTAATGCTTGCTAACATTAAAGACCTGAATGACCTGTTCGACCCCACAAAAGCCGTGCAGGTCGTCAAGCACAATTACGTGACCAAACACCCCAAAAAGTACATAGGGACAGCTATGGAGGCCGCCAACAGAAACTACCCTAGAAAGAATTGGTCAAGCCTAATCCTATGGAATTGCGCCAACCCAATGAACAAAGTGTTGACACCTGAATATGTAAACGCAAACGATGGCACATTTCTGCACCGATTCGGTTGGCTTACCGATACGCAAATCGGTGAACTACCGAAAGAATGGAACGTATTGGTAGGGGAAGAACAAAACCCTAACGCTAAGATAGCCCACTACACCTTAGGCATTCCTGAGTTCGACCACTACAATAATTGCGACTTCAGCAAGCAATGGTTCAACACCAAGAATAGGATGCTTAACGGCTTAATTAAAATGCGGGAGACGGTTGATGGCTGATTACCGAGATTTAGCAATTGCGTTAGGCGGCGGGTATGGACAAGATACTGGCCCGATCACGCCTGACACTTTAATAACGCTAAAAGGCGGCAAGAAAGCAACGGCATCTGACTTGTTGGGCATGATTAAAGAGATTGGCGCTGGATCGTTAAGCAATCTTGAATCATTGGTAAGAGGTGGTGTGGCGCAAGTGCCTGGCGCGGGTGGCGACCTAGAGGGCTTGGCTCGCATGGGCATAAACAAGGCATTTGGTGCGGGTGGGGTAAACGTAAACCCAACCCCTGTATTGCCAACCACCACAGACATTTTGGGCATGATGCCAAGAAAAACAGCAGCAAGACCCGAAACCGCAGGCATGGAAGAGTTGGGCGGTTTTATGGCTCCAGCAACCGCTAAGTTGGCGGGTAAAGCAATTAAAGCCACAGAGGGTTTGCCTGTTGGAATGGGTATCAAGGATGTTGGAAAGTCTGCCATAACAAAAGAGGGAAACCCGCCTACTCAATACCCATTAGCCCCCGCTGGTACAAGATATGAAGAATTTGGTGGAAAATTAACATATATGACCCCTGATGAATTTTTGCAACAAGTAAGGCCATTAAAACTTGATGCAGAATCATTGGACAATATTGCGGCATTGAAAAGCCATGTGGAAGCTGGAGGCAAGTTAGATCCTTTGCATATATACGCATCAGGTAAAGAAGATGGTAGACATCGGGCGTATTTAGCAAAGGAACTTGGAATAGATAAAATTCCAGTTGCTGTACATAAAAAATAATGCTAAATAACTATGTCAACAACTAAAGTAGTTAAAAGTAGGAAGAAAGCAGGAGGGCGCACATCAGGAACGCCCAACAAGGTCACAGCGGCCGCTAGAGAGGCGATAGCGATGTTCGTGGACGGTAACGCGCACCGACTAGAAGAATGGCTAGATAGCGTTGCAAAGGGCATTCCTAAAGAAGGCATAAAACCCAACCCTGCAAAAGCCTTTGAGCTATTCCAAAGCGTAGTTGAGTACCATGTTCCTAAATTGGCTAGAACAGAAATCACAGGCGCAGACGAAGGCCCAATAGAAATGGTTGTTAAGTGGGAAGCCGTGAAGTAATCATTCCCTATGCGCCTAGAAGCGCATTTATGCCGTTTCATCTAAGAACGGAGCGTTGGGCGTGCTTAGTGGCACATCGAAGGGCAGGCAAAACCGTAGCCGCAATTAACGACCTAATCAAGCGTGCTATTACCGAAGGCAACAGGATTGCCCAATACGCCTACATAGCGCCATTCAGAAGCCAAGCCAAGCGCGTAGCCTGGGACTACCTAAAGCACTACGCAGCACCAATTACCAAAAACACCAATGAAGCCGACCTGACGGTGGAGCTTATCAACGGTGCAAAGATCATGCTGTTTGGCTCAGACAACGCAGACGCTATGCGTGGTTTGGGCTTCAACGGCGTTTACCTTGATGAGTATGGCGACTTCAAGCCTAGCGTTTGGGGAAACGTCATTCGCCCCACTTTGTCCGACAGGTTGGGTTGGGCTGTGTTTGGTGGTACGCCTAAAGGCAAGAACCAATTCCATGACATTTACCGTGTAAGCCAAAACACGCCTGATTGGTTTTTGTTGCGCTTGCCTGCAAGTGTTTCCCAACTTCTGCCAAACACAGAATTACAAGCCGCCCAACAGCAACTAAGCCAAGACCAATACGACCAAGAGTACGAATGCAGCTTTGATGCTGCCATCTTGGGTGCGTTTTACGGTCAAGAAATGCGGCAGGTTGACCATGATGGGCGCATTCGTGAGCTTAAATTTGACCCTGAAATGCCTGTTTTTACCGCCTGGGACTTGGGTTACAGGGACGACACAGCTATTTGGTGGTATCAAGTCGTTAGAGGCGAGATACACGTAATGGACTATTACGCTGTCTCAGGCGCAAGTATTGAAGACATAGCGCGGGTGGTCGTTGACAAGGGCTATCGGTACACAAAGCACTTTTTGCCGCATGACGCACGGGCTAAAACTTTGGCAAGCGGCGGCAAATCCATTGTGGAGCAGTTGGCGGCGCATCTTGGAGGCATGAGCAAACTAGCTATCGTGCCTGAGATTGGTGTGCAGGACGGTATTCAAGCCGTAAGGATGATTTTGCCCCGCTGTTACTTTGACCCGATTTGCGATGAGGGAATAGAAGCTTTGCGCCAATACCAACGTGAATACGATGAAGACAAGAAAACTTTTCGTCAAACACCCCGCCATGATTGGTGTTCTCACCCCGCAGATGCGTTTAGAATGTTAGCGGTGGCATACCGTCAAGATGAACGGGATAAGCCGCCACCTAAAGGCAAAACCCTGCAGACCATCACATTAGATGAATTGTGGGAATACGAAATGCAACAACCTAGAGAGGTCAGAATATGAGCCAGCCAGTAGCAGAAGTCGGTGCTTACAAGAACATGACGGCAACAGGGGCGGTTTCGACAGGCCCATGCCAACTGATCGGTTTTTACGTTAACAGCACTAGCGCAGGCACAATGGTTTTAACTGATGGCGGCGCAAGCGGCACAGTTGTATCAGGAACTATTACCCCTGCCGTAGGATTCCATCGTTTCCCTGCCAATATTGGAACAAGTCTTTACTTTACCGAGGGCGGGACATTAGATGTGACATTCTTCTTTGCAAGCGGTAACTAATCATGTACGAAGAAAACGGTGCGTATGAGGGTGAAGACCCAGGCCCTTATTGGCATGACCAAATAGAGGCGGCAACTAAAGTTTTTGACAAGTGGCAAAAGCGCGGTCAAAAGGTTGTCAAACGCTACCGTGATGAGCGCGATGCCATCGAAATGCCAAGGGTGAAATACAACATCCTATGGTCAAACATCCAAGTTCTATTTCCTAGCCTCTATGGGCGCATGGCAAAGCCCGAAGTATCCCGCCGATACATGGACAGCGACCCGATTGGGCGTTTGGCATCTACCATGTTGGAACGTGTGATTGAGTACGAAACCACACAATTTGGTGATTTCGACAACGCAATGCGCGGCGTGGTGGAAGACCGTTTGTTGCCTGGTCGTGGCACGGCTTGGGTTCGATATGAGCCTGTAATTGTCAATGAGGCATTGGGCGAGCTTGAAGAAGGTCAAGTGTCCAACGTCCAAGAAATGCCTAACGAACGCATAGATGCGGCGCATTCGCCAATTGATTATGTGTATTGGTGTGACTTCATGCATAGCCCTGCACGCACTTGGGATGAAGTGTGGTGGGTTGCACGATGCGTTTACATGACCAAAGAAGAAGGTCTAGAGCGTTTTGGTGACGTGTTTGCCAATGTCAGCCTGACTAGCCAAAACACGGATTTGGACGGCAAAAATCCAATGACCGCCAAATCGACCTATGAGAAAAAAGCCAAGGTCTATGAAATTTGGAACAAGCGCACCAAAAAGGTGTGTTGGCTTGCCGATAGTTATCCACAGGCGCTAGATGAAAGGGACGACCCGCTAGAGCTTGAAGAATTTTTCCCGTGTCCGAAGCCTTTGCTTGCAACCACCACAACAGGGACAATGATTCCTGTTCCTGACTATTGCGAGTATGAAGACCAAGCACAGGAATTAGACAATCTTACCCAACGCATTTACCTGTTGACCAAGGCTTGCAAAGCCGTGGGTGTGTTTAATGCGGAATTTAAAGAATTGGGCAGGTTGTTTACAGAGGGTGTGGATAACAAGCTATTCCCTGTGACTGCTTGGGCGGCAATGTCAGAAAAAGGCGGTTTAAAAGGCGCTATTGATATGCTCGACACGTCACAAATCATTGTGACCCTGCGTGAGCTTTATACTGCTAGAGAGCAAGTTAAGCAGACCATTTACGAAATCATGGGCATTTCGGACATTCTGCGCGGCTCAAGTAAAGCAACGGAAACTCTAGGCGCGCAGCAACTGAAGGCAAACTTTGGCAGCTTGCGTTTACGTAGCTCGCAGGGTGACGTGGCGCGTTTTGCTTCTGAGTTGTTCAAGCTAAAAGCGCAAGTAATCTGTAAGTTTTACCCGCCTGAACTGATTGTGGAAATGTCGGGCATTATGAATACGCCCGAAGGCCAAGACCCAATGGCCCTGCAGCAAGCGATTCAGATGCTGTCCAACAGCACCATTCGGGACTTCCACATTCAGGTAGAAGCCGATTCGTTAGCGCAAATTGACGACCAAGCAGAAAAGCAAGCCGCAAACGAAGCCATTGGTGCAATCGGCGCTTTCTTGCGTGAAGGCATACCTATGGTGACTCAAGCGCCCGAAATGCTGCCTATGGTGTCTGAAATGCTGTTATTTTTGGTGCGGCGCTATCGTGCAGGGCGTGGGCTTGAAAGTTCAATTGAGCAAGCCATGAAGCAGTTGCAACAAAAAGCACAGATGGCGGCACAACAGCCCCCACAAAACCCTGAATTGATCAAAATGCAAGCCGACCAACAGGCAGAGCAAATGCGTCTGCAGGCTCACGCACAATCTGAGCAAATCAAGATGCAAGCGCAGGCACAACTTGAACAAGCTAAAGCGCAGTTTGAGATGCAAATGCAACAAGCTAAAGTTGAATCACAAATGCAGCTAGAGCAAATGAAAGCGCAATTTGAGCAAGCCAAGCAGAACAACGAATTGCAAATCAAGGCGCGGGAAATGCAGGGGCGTGAAGAATATGAACGCTGGAAAGCCGAGCTTCAGGCCGCTACAAACATCATGGTGGCAAGGATTGGAGCAAACCCAGGCTTAGACCTGCCTTTAATTGAAGCACAACAAGCTGCCTCTGAAAAGATTACGCAAGAGCTTGGTATGAACGTCCAAAACGCAGTAACTCAAATTGCACAGCTTGCCGACAACATGGCAAATATGCATGGCGAAGCGTTACAAGGGATTGGTGAAGCCGTTAAAAAGCTAAGTTCACCCAAAAAAGTGTTGCGCGGCCCTGATGGTCTAGTGATTGGTGTGGAAACTGTTGTATGAGCTTAGTGCTTGCCGACAGGGTTAGGCAAACCTCCACATCTACAGGGACGGGAACAATTACGCTAGATGGCACGGTAGTTGGCTACCAATCGTTTAGCGCCATTGGCAACAACAACACTACTTACTACACCATTAGCCTAGGGACGCAATGGGAAGTAGGCATTGGCACTTATTACGGTGGCACTCTATCAAGAGATACGGTAATTGCATCGTCAACAGGGTCAATCCTAAACTTGGCCGCAGGCACAAAAGATGTGTTTGTTTGCTACCCTGCTGAAAAATCAGTCAATCAAGACGCAAACAATCGGGTATTGATTCCTTATACAACTGGAACAACAAATGTTGGTTCTTTGAATGTAGGGGATGCAACATCACACACAGATTCGGGCGTTATCGCGGGATTTACTGCTAGTGAGCCGTTATATCTCTATACAAGTTTGCAAAATACAAGCACAGCAAACACAAGTTACGCAAGTTATGCTGTCAATGATGGTGGACATACGGCCTATGGCGAGTTAGGAATAAATAATTCCAATTACAGTTACTCGGCATCGGGGTTTCCTAATAATGGGTTTTCAACGCCATTGGCAACTTTTGTACAGTCCTATGGTGGGCCATTGGTCTTAGGTTCCTGGGATAACCAAAAGATAAGCATGATCATCAATGGTGCTGTTAGCACTACGGATGCAATGACGATCAACACCAATGGGTCGGTAGCGTTTAATGGCCAAGTAGGGACTGCGGGTCAAGTCTTACAGTCAAACGCCACAAGCGCACCAACTTGGGTAACTCCAAATGCAGGAACAGTTACTTCCGTATCAGGAACTTCACCAGTAGCGTCTAGTGGTGGCGCAACGCCTGCGATTAGCCTATCGGCAGCCTACGGAGATACGCTAAACCCTTATGCGTCTAAGACTGCCAAGTATGTATTGGCTGCACCCAATGGCGCAGATGGAGTCCCAACCTTTAGGGCGATTGTTGCATCTGACATTCCTACGCTAAATCAGAACACGACAGGAAGTGCGGGGACGCTGACAACCCCAAGGGCGATATACGGCAATAACTTTGATGGAAGCGCGGCTCTTACACAAATAATTGCCTCAACCTATGGCGGTACAGGAAACGGGTTTGCCAAGTTATCTGGGCCTGCAACCACAGAAAAGACTTTTACCCTACCAAACGCTAGTGCAACGATCTTGACCGACAACGCGGCAGTCACAGTTTTACAAGGCGGTACAGGCGCAACAACCGCATCAGACGCAAGAACTAATTTAGGCGCGGCAGCTAGTGGCGCAAACTCAGATATAACCTCGGTTGCATTGACCACAGGCACTATAAGTACAGCACCAAGTGGCGGCACAGACATTGTGAACAAAACCTATGCTGACGGATTGGCGGCAAAGTGGGGTACTTAAATGTTTGGCATTTCAGCATTTGCCGAGCTACCATTCTGTGCAATTACAGAAGCTGTAGTACCGCCTGCGCCTGAACTGCCGATTGGCGGTCACTTTGGTTTTGATGAAAAGAAGCGCAACAAACAATGGGAACGTGAGCTTGAACTAGAGGCGCAGCGTAAGCAAACGCTAAAAGAAGCTTTGTTTGGCTTGCCGCCTGAAGCGCGTGAACAAATCACTTCTGCGCCTGATCAAACAATAGAAATTGCGGCAGCTAATAGAATTGATTATGATGCGCTAATGCAAAGGGTTAAAGCCCTAGACATTCAGATCAAAGAGCAGGAACGCAAACGGCGATTTGATAGGGATGAACAAGACATTATGAGAATATTGGAGTTGATTTGAAAACAACTTGGGTTTTCCCGTCTGATGGCTCTGAGCCATATGAAAAGCACAAAGGCCCAATGTATGACGGCACTATGGTGATGGGTGACATTGCCCCGTTTATGTCTCCTGACGGCGTGATGATTACAGGCAGGTCGCAATGGCGGCAACACCTCAAAGATACCGATTCAATCGAAATGGGGCATTCTGATATAAAGTATGCACAAGCCGAATGGAACAAAAAGAAAGCGGCTCATGCAGAGCGTTTAAAGGGTCAAGTGGCACTAATACAAGAGTTTGACCGACCTGGCGCACCAATTGCCCCGCAAAGAATGTCGCAATTGAATGTAGAGATGGCAAATAGGTTGCATAATCGACCCATGCCTGAACGCAAAGAAATGCTGAAAATGACTTTGGAACAAATGAAAAGGATGAGGTAAATGGAAAACGAAGTTGTCGCACCCGACACGCCAGTTGAAACAGTCGTTACCGAAACACCTGCCGAAACGCCATCAGAACCGTTAAGCAGGGCAGATACCATTCGTGAGGCGTTGGCTAAAACGCCAACCAATCGTGGCAAACACGCAGCCACACAACCAAGGGAAAGCGGCAAATTTGCCCCTAAATTCCCAACCCCACCATCTTCAGAGCCAGTAGAGCCAAAGGCAGAGGCGGCGCAAGCGCCTGATATGCCCAAGTCTTTGAAGCTTGAAATGAAGACGTATTGGGAAAAAGCACCTGCAGAATTGCGTCAAGCTATTGCACAGCGTGAGGCAGATTTTGAGCGCGGCATCAACACTTATAAACAAAGGGATGCTGAAGCGAAAGCCATTACCGACTTGTTCCAGCCGTATGAATGGATGATGCGTAATGAAAACGCCACCCCTGCTACGGCAATTGGCCCATTACTTCAGACGGCGGCATTGTTAAGAACAGGCACACCACAGCAAAAATCACAAGCTGTGGCGCAAATGATTCAGCAATTCCAAATTCCATTAGACCAAGTGTCGGCTTACTTTTCAGGTGAAACCCCACAGGTAGATAATCAATACAATCAACTAGCGCAACAAGTACAGCAACTGACGCAACACATTACGCAGTCGCAATACGAAGCGCAGAAACAGAATGAAAGCCGAGCACTCTCGGTAATTCAGCAGTTTGCGAGCGACCCCGCAAATCTGCACTTTGAGGCAGTCCAAGACCGTATGTTGCAGCTTCTCCAAGCTCCACAAGTATTGGGCGACACAAGTCATTTGTCTGAGCGCGAGAAATTGCAATTGGCTTATGACACGGCGGTAAGGCTTGACCCTACTATTGCACAGCAGGTCTATGCTCAACAGCATCAAACCATGCAAGCGCAAAATCAGGTTCAAAGAGCAAGAACAGCGGCGGTACAAGTGCGAGGCGCACCTAGCGCAAGTGCGAATACTGCAATCAATCAAACGGATAGGCGTGCGGTAATAGCCAACGCTTTAAGGCAAGCAAACTTTTAAGGAGTAAATCATGGCATACGCCAATAGTAATTACTCAGACGTTTTAGCCACTACCATTGAATCACGTTCAGGCATCGTTGCTGACAACGTGACCAAAAACAATGCGTTGCTGACTCGCCTGAGAGAGAAAGGCCGTTATAAGCCTTTCACAGGTGGTTCGACAATCTTGCAAGAGTTGTCATTCCAAGCTAACTCAACCGCTATGTACTACAGCGGCGCTGAAGTCTTAGACATTAGCCCTGCAGACGTTATTAGCGCGGCTCAGTTCCCAATCAAGCAAGCGGCTGTAGCCGTGACCATCAATGGTTTGGAAATGCTCCAAAACAGCGGCGAAGAACAGATCATTGACCTGTTTGACGCACGTTTGGACGTTGCTGAAGCTTCCATTGAAAACTTGATCTCCACAGGTATCTACTCGGACGGTACAGCCAACAACGGCAAGCAAATCACAGGTTTGCAAGCTATGGTGGTTGCTAACCCTGCGACAGGTGTTGTGGGCGGTATTGACCGTGGCACATGGTCGTTTTGGCGCAATCAGACTTTCGACTTTTCGAGCGACTTGGGTGCTTCTGCATCTAGTTCTAACATTCAAACAGGTTTTAACCGTTTGTATGCCAAGACAAGCCGTGGCTCTGACGTTGTTGACCTGATTTTGCTTGACAACAACCTGTGGGGCTTCTTTATGAGCAGCCTGCAAAACATTCAGCGTTTCCCTGGCTCTAGCAAAATGGCCGAACTTGGCTTTGTTGCATCTAAGTACATGAACGCTGATGTGGTGCTAGACGGTGGTATCGGTGGAAACATTCCTACTTCTACAGGTTATTTCCTGAACACGAAGTACATTTTCTTCCGTCCACACGCAAACCGCAATTTCGTCCCAATCGGCGATGAGCGTATGAGTACCAACCAAGATGCCATCGTGCGCTTGATTGGATGGGCTGGTAATATGACTGCCTCGGGACTTCAGTTCCAAGGCATAATGACTGAATAAGGAGCAAATATCATGGCAGATTACGTCATTGACGGAAAAATCGGCATAGATTTGACAGCTACTTATGCGTCAACATCTGCTGGTTCTACTACCCTGTTTCCTGTAACCCCAGGGACTCGCGTATCAACATCCAACAACGGCGTGTACATTTTTGTGCGTGCCGAATCCACCATCAACCAATTTGATGCGGTAATCATGTCCACATTTGCAGATTCAGCGAGTTCAACTCCTGTGATGCGTGCTGTACCTGTTACCACCACCAATGCGGCTGCTTTGGGGTTTAACATGGTTGGCTTTGCACAAACCGCGATAGCTTCTAGCTACTACGGTTGGGTTGGCTTGAACGGCATATTGCGTGTTAACCTGTTGGTTTCTTGCAATCCTAAAGTGCCTTTGTACACCACTTCTACTGCGGGTTCGTTGGACGACACAACTGTGTCTGCTGGCTTCATTCAAGGTATTGTGGCTAATACATCTGCGACTTCTGCATCTGCACCATTCTGTATGGTCAACAATGCAGGCTTAATCATGGTTGGCGCAGGCTAATCAAAAATGATGCCCCACTCACAAGGTGGGGTGTCTTTTTAATGAGTTTTTTACCGCTAAAAATTACGGGGCAATGTGTCGAAAATGATGACACGTTATTTGCCCACATGGATGCCGCAATCGCAAGAGGCTATCCACAGGTCAAAGAAGCCCAAGACCCAAAACGTGGGCCAATACTTTTAGTGGCAAGCGCCCCAAGTGTTAAAGGGCAAATAGAGCTTATTAGAAAGATGCAAAAGGCGGGAGCGCCTGTAGTTGCTATTAAAGGCGCACATGATTGGCTTATAGACAACGGCGTAGTGCCTGACTATGCCCTAGCCATAGACCCACAAGAGCATAGGATTGCCTTTTACAAGCCGCGTTCCGAAGTTCAATACATGATTGCCAGCCAATGCCATAAGGCAATGTTTGACAATCTAGAGGGCTACAACGTCACTATTTGGCATCCATACATCACCAAAGGCCAAACGCACCCTAAAAACTCCATGCTAATTGGTGGAGGCACAACATCGGGCTTGAGGGCAATTTCGCTGTTTTACGTTTTAGGATGGCGGCAATTTGAGCTATTTGGCTTTGACTCATGCAACGATGGTGAAACTTTGCGCGTCAATGGTGAAGGCATCAAGGAAGGCGATAAGCTGATTGAAGTCAGAATTGAGCCAAATGGTGAGGTGTTCTTTTGCAACCCCGCTATGGCGTTGCAGGCAGAGCATTTTCAAACGTACTACGACTACTTGCCTGATGCTGCGTTTAACGGACACGGGCGTGGATTGATACAAGCCATCATAAAAAAGCGTGCCGACAACATGGCAGAGCTTCACGCTTTAAACAAAACCGAACCAAACAACAGGGTTTCGTTTATTCATTCGGGCGGCGACCAAATGGCAAGTTACCGCTACAGGGCAAAGATACCCGCAGGCGATTGGGCAAGCCTTAACGATTTGACTGCTGACACATTGGTTTTTTGTAAGCCCGTGCCTGAAGAACTAATGATGATGGCTCGCGCCAAAGCAAGGGGCGCAAGGGTCATTGTTGATTTTTGCGATGACCATTTTGATTGGATGCATTACGCTGAAGCCTTGCGCTTGGCTGATGTGGTCACTTGCCCAACCCAAGAAATGGCTAACCGCATCAAAGCGTTTGCGCGGGATGCCATAGTTATTCCCGACCCTTATGAATACCCTGAAATGCCCCCGCATTGCAATGGGGTGAAGTGCCTATGGTTTGGTCATGCTGTCAACAAAGACAGTTTGCGCCGAATCTTGCCTGACTTAGACGGCTACCCGCTAAGTGTTGTTTCCAATTTTGGTGGTGCTATCCCTTGGTCGCACGAAACCATGCTAGAAGAATTTGCACAAGCTGACATTGTGGTGATACCTGCCACCGAAACGTACAAAAGCCCCAATCGGGCCATAGAGGCGATTCGGCAAGGATGTTTTGTGGTTGCAGAGCCGCACCCCGCATTAGAAGGTTTCCCTGGCATTTGGATAGGCAACATAAAAGAGGGCATTGAATGGACACAACGGCAGAGCGTGAATCAAAATATTTTGGCGGCGCAGAAGTACGTGAGGGAAGAATACTCGCCTCAAACATTGATAAAAACGTGGAAGACAGTTACCCAACCGCCTACAACTTGGGATGTGGAAACAAGAAATGGGACGGATGGATAAATGTTGACTTGCATTCAGACATTGCTGACATCAAGTGCGACCTAAGAAAGCTTGAAATAGCGTCAGATTCTGCTGATGCCGTAGCTGCCATTCACGTTTTAGAGCACTTCTATGAATGGGAAGTGTTTGATGTTTTAACCGAATGGAAGCGCATTCTTAAGCCTAATGGCAAGATGATTTTAGAGCTTCCATGCATGGACAAAGTGTTTGCCTATGTCCACAACTGCGTAGTCAACAAGCAGCCCCTACAGCCTTTTATGACCCTTTTGGCGCTGTATGGCGACCCCAAACACAAGCAGCCTGCCATGTGTCACAAGTGGGGATGGTTTCAAGAGCCATTGCGCCAAATGCTTGAATCTGTAGGCATGGAACGCATTGAGTTCTGTGTGCCTAAGTACCACTTCCCTTTTAGGGATATGAGAATCGAATGTTACAAGGCGCACTAAGCAATGATGAGCGCCATGCACAAATGGCGCAAGCAAAAGGGCCAATGTTAAAAAAGAAGCCCAAGTTTAACGACAAATGGGCATCTATCGTTTGCTATGGCCCAAGTCTTTTGGACACTTGGAAAATCATAAAACGCCCAATCGTAACGGTATCGGGGGCGCATGACTTTTTAGTGGAGCGCGGCGTAATACCTGACTTTCATGTGGATTGCGACCCAAGAGAACACAAAGTCAAAATGCTAAAAATGCCACAAAAGGAAACAACCTACTTAATGGCAACGGTTTGCCACCCTAGTTGGTGGGAGGCGCTTAAAGATCAAAACATCAAGCTATGGCATTTGATAAACGGCAACGACATGGAAACAATTGCTTGGGTAGCCAAAAATCACCCTGAAGGCATGGAGAGCATGATTGGCGGCGGGTCAACCGTGGGCATGAGGGCTATGAATGTTATGGCGGCACTAGGGTTTCGCAGGTTTAACTTTCACGGCATGGATTGCAGTTACACCACCCAAAGGCACGCAGGTGACCACACAGGTAAACCGCAAGATAGAATATTTGTAAAGGTTGGCACTAGAATATTTCAAACAACGCGCCAAATGTTACAAGCAGCAATCGAGATGGAGGAATTCATCACGACTCAAGATGCAGAGGTTGCATTTTTTGGGGATGGTTTGATGCAAGAAACCGCACTACAACTGAAAGGACTGAAATGAAAAGCGAAATAGCAGGATGGACAAACGACAGTTTTATGGAAGACAACAGGGGCAAGATGGCTGTTTTTTTCCATGCCGTACAAGTAAAAAACAACTTTAAATCGGACGTAGAAAAGCGCCCAATATTTGAAGAAAAGATTTTTATCAAAAAGCTAGTGCCAGGCGATTCAACCTTGGTGATTGATCGACCCGTGCGGGATAGCGATATTGAAGAATTCCCTGTGGAATGGGCAAGATTTGAGCAAAAGAAAGAGCAAAAGGTAGCAGGCACACCTATTGAGGCATGGACTATTGTTTCTGAAACGCAAAAAGCAGAATTCAAAGCTATGCACATCTACACAATTGACCAATTTGCCAATCTTCCTGACAACGCAGGCGACAAAATCATGGGTTTTAACGATTTGCGAACCAAAGCTAGGGCGTTTATTGCTGCAGCGCAAGATGCCGCCATGTTTGACAAAATTCGTGCTGAAACTGACGCAAAACTCGCCCAACAAGAGGAAGAAATGGCACAATTAAGGGCATTAGTCACAGAGTTGTCGGCTAAAAAAGCAGGCAGACCCAAAAAAGAATTGGTGGAATAAATGAACTACACATTACTGGGGTTGGTTGACCAAGTTTCCGCAGAATTGGGGCTTTCACAACCAACTTCTGTAATTGGTAGCACAAACAACCAAACGGTTCAGCTTTTAGGGTTGGCGCAGCGTTTAGGCAAAGACTTGGTGCGCGACTTTGAATGGCAGAAGCTAGTCAAAGCATACATTTGGCAAACAGAAGCTGCCATCAACACCACAGGCAACATTACATCAGGCTCAAGAGTAATCACTAACATACCGTCAACTACAGGGCTGCAAGTTGGCAATGTGATTACGGGCGTAGGACAAACACCTTACGCTGAAATTCTTACGATTGATTCTTCTACGCAAGTCACGCTGAATGCGCCTGTAAGCACTTCAACGGCATCGGTGTCTATGACCTTTGCCAAACAAGATTACGATGTGCCTAGCGACTATGACCGCATGATTTCGGATACAAATTGGGACAGAACAGACCATTGGCGCAATTTAGGAACGAAATCAAGCCAAGATTGGCAATTCTTGCAGGGTGGCATCATTTCCATTGGCCCAAGAGAGCGTTACCGAATTTACAACGGCAAATTCCGAATTTTCCAAGCTTTGACGACTGTTTACAACTTTTCGTTTGAGTACGTTTCAAATTATTGGGTGTGTGCTACAGGGTCAGCTACAGGCTCAAAATCTGCTTACACGCTAGATACGGACACATCAGTTTTCCCTGATGACCTTATGTTGGCGGGTTTGAAGTTCTACTTCTTAAAAGCCAAAAAGCTTGACTATGGCATTGAGCTAGGCGAATTCACAAGGGCGTTGAGCTACAACAAGGCACAAGACGTTCCTGTACCAAGCATGAGCCTTGCACCTGTGGGCATGAACCAATTGGTCGGCCCTTGGAGCGTGCAAGACGGTAACTGGCCTACTGTTTAAAAGGGGAACGTATGAAACTAGACGGGCTTTATGCCAACATTCAAGCAAAGAGGGCAAGAATAGCCGCAGGGTCAGGCGAAAAAATGCGTAAGCCTGGCACAGAAGGCGCACCTACCGCTAAAGACTTTAAAGAAGCGGCTAAGACTGCAAAGCCTGAGAAAAAGAAATGACAGCCGCTTGGCAACGCAAAGAGGGCAAGAATCCTGAAGGCGGTCTAAACGCCAAGGGCAGAGCCTCTGCAAAAGCTGAAGGCATGAATTTGAAGCCGCCTGTGAAATCAGGCGACAACCCTAGACGGGCTTCATTTCTTGCACGGATGGGCAATATGCCTGGCCCTATGGAAAAGAACGGCGAGCCAACCCGATTGGCCCTATCTCTAAAAGCTTGGGGCGCTAGTTCAAAAGAAGACGCTAGGGCAAAGGCAAAAGCCATATCAAAAAGAAACAAAGATTAATGCTTAATTCATTCATCAAAGCCCCGCGCCAGCAAGCCTCACAAACGGTTACTGTTGCTGCGCCTATTGGTGGGTGGAATGCGCGCGATGCGTTAGGGGCAATGGAGCCTTTGGATGCCGTGACGTTGCAAAACTTTTGGCCTGGCACTAACTCGGTCATTCTGCGAAACGGTTACACCAAACACGCCACAGGCTTGCCTGCCCAAGTGCAAACGCTGATGGCATATAGCTCGGGTACGGCTAACAAATTGTTTGCTGTATCTGATGGCAAGATTTACGATGCCACTAGTGCAGGCGCTGTTGGCGCGGCGGCTGTAAGTGGTCTAACAAATTCAAAATTTCAGTACACAAACATCACCACACCAGCGGCGTCCTATTTGATGGCGGTCAATGGCGCAGACAAACTACGCACTTTTGATGGCACGAATTGGCATAAAGACGGTGACGGTGCGCCTTACGACATTACAGGCGTGGATTCGGCTACTTGTTCCAACATCGTGATTTTTAAAAACCGCATTTGGTTGGTGCAAACAGGCACATTAAAAGCATGGTATTTGCCTGTAAACAGCATTGGCGGCGCGGCTGTTGCGCTAGACATGACAAGCGTATTCCAATACGGCGGCTACATCATGGCAGGCATGACTTGGACGCTAGACGCTGGTTATGGCGTTGACGATTACTTGGTGTTTATTACAAGCAATGGCGAAGCTCTTGTTTGGCGTTTAACCGACCCAACGACTCCAACAGGAATTTCGCAGATTGGGCTTTATAAAGTTGGCGCACCTATTGGCAGACGCTGTTATACAAAGTTTGGTGGCGACTTGCTGATCATTACTCAGGACGGTGTAGTGCCTATGAGTGGGGCATTGCAAAGCTCAAGGCTTGACCCAAGGGTATCTATTACCAACAAGATTCAGTACGCCATGAGTACGGCTATATCAACTTATGGGGCTAATTTTGGTTGGCAGTTGCTGTACTACCCAAAAGAAAATCAATTGATTTTGAATGTGCCTTATGGCGAGGGCGAGCAACAACAATATGTGATGAACAACATCACCAAGAGTTGGTGTAACTTTACAGGCTGGTATGCCAATTGTTGGGAATTGCACATTGATGACCCTTACTTTGGTGGCGATGGCTATGTGGGTTTGGCTTGGAATGGCAACAAAGACGATACCTCAGACATTGAAGGGTTTGGGCTTCAAAGCTTTCAGTCTTATGGAACAGCCCTACAAAAACAATGCAAGATGATTCGGTATCACTTGCAAAGCAATGGAACGCCTGCTGTTTTTGGCAACGTCAATGTGGACTACAACCTAGCGGATGAATCGGCACAGCTTAACTTCTCAACCAGCGTTTATGGCATATGGGATGCAGGGCTTTGGGATTCTGCCATTTGGGGGTCAGGCTTAGTGCCTAGCGCCGATTGGCAGGGGGCTACAAATATTGGTTACACGTTTGCCCCGCTGATAAAAACGGCAACACAAGGGATACAATTGCAATGGGTCGCAACCGACTTGGTGTTTGAGGCAGGTGGTGTGCTTTAAGATAACCACAGACCATGCGGTAGGCCATTGGGTAGCCGCAAGGATTGAAGGCGGTTACCATGAAGAACGCAGCCGTGCCATTGGGTTAATGAAGAATGGCGAATACGTTGCTGGTGTGATCTACGAAAACTGGAACAAGCGTTCTATTTTTTGCCATATCGCAATAGATGGGCAAATTACCCCTAGCTATTTAGCCGCTATCTTTGATTATCCCTTTAATGTATGCGGCGTTGAAAAGATTATTGTTTCTGTATTTGATACCAATGCAAAAAGTTTGACCTTAGTCAAAAAAATGGGTTTCAAAGAAGAAGCAAAGTTACAAGACGCGCAACCAAATGGGGACATAGTGTTATTAGTGCTAAACAAATCTAATTGCAGATTTTTAGGGGAAAAATATGGGAAAAAGTACACCAGCACCACCGCCAGCGCCTGATTACTTAGGGGCTGCCGCAGCACAAGGCGCAGCCAACGTAGAAACTGCGCGAGCTTCTGCAAAGCTATCCAATCCCAATGTTTATAGCCCTTACGGTACGCAATTGGTGTCGTATGAGGGCGATGTGCCGACCATACGGCAAAACTTAACCCCGCAGGCACAACAAACATTAGAGGCGCAACAACGGGTTCAGTCGGGCCTTGCGAACTTGGGCGAACAAGGGATTGGTACAGCTAGAAATGTTTTAAGTACGCCATTTGCGTTTGGCGGGCCTGATGTTCAGACATCGTTAGATTTAAGCAATGTAGCAAAGATGCCGATCAATGCTGGCATGACAGGCCAAGAGGCCATCATGCAACGCCTAGAGCCGTCTTTGGCAAGGCAACGCACCAGTACAGAAACGCAATTGATTAATCAAGGATTACGACCAGGCTCAGAAGCGTACAACAACGCAATTAACCTACTTGGTCAGCAAGAGACAGATGCTAGAACCCAAGCGGTTTTACAAGGTCTTAACCTTGATATTGGCGCAAATCAACAAGGGTTTAACCAAGCCCTACAAGGTGGACAGTTTGGAAATACTGCCCAACAACAAGCATTGGCTAAAGCCATCCAATTACGTCAATTGCCATTGAATGAGATCACGGCATTGATGTCTGGCTCGCAAATTCAAAACCCACAATTTGCAGCATATCAAGGCCAAACCATTACACCACCCAACATTGCTGGCGCTGCAGCACAACAGGGCGCGTACAACCAAAATCTTTACAACCAACAGGTAGCAGGTCAAAACGCGCAAACAGCAGGTTTGTTCCAATTGGGCGGCGCTGCTCTTATGGCTCCTGCAGGTACATTTTCAATGTTTTCTGACCGTAGATTGAAGTCAAACATTGTGCAAATAGGGGTGCATCCAATCGGTGTTGGCATCTATGAATACGACATTTTTGGTGGTCGTCAGATTGGCGTAATGGCTCAAGAATTGGCGCAAGTTATGCCTGAAGCGGTACATATGCATCCAAGCGGCTACTTAATGGTTGATTATGGGAGACTGTAATGGCTGATATAAATCTGAATCCCTACACAGCAGAAAGCGAAAGCATTGCCAAAAAACGGCGTTTGGCTGAACTTCTGCAACAGCAGTCATTGCAACCTATTGAAATGCCGCAACAAGCAGGTGTGCCTATAAGCCCCTATTCGGGATTGGCTAAATTGTTGAATGCATATGTTGGTACGAAAAAAGAACAAGAAGCCGTAACCGAACAAAAAAACCTTGCCCAGCAATATCAAAGGGATGTTGCAACCGATTTGGCAAGCATCTTTAGGGACATGAGAGCGCCTGCCCAACCTGGGATGGTGATGGGTGATGACACCATGCAAGGGGCGCGTCCTGCAGGCTATTTAGACCCCGCAAACTTGCAAGCAATGAAAACGCCTATTGGTCAGCAGACTTACATGGCTCAATTGTTGGCTAAACCTGAAGCGCCCATTAAAGCATCGGCAGGGGATGTTTTCTTTGACCCTAGAACAAAACAAGAAATCTTCCGTGCGCCTGAGAAATCCGAATTTGGCACAACGCCTCAATACGAAAAAGACCCTAACAGCCCAACTGGTTTTGTTTCGGTGTTGTATGGAAAAAATGGCGAACGTAAGGTGGTTGGGCCTGCAAACCCAGTAAATCAATTTACCACCATTACAAAAGATACGGAAGCCACCATAAAACAACGGCGTGAAGACTCGGACAGAAACTTTACGCAATTGTCTGTATATCAAAGAGCGCAATTAGAGAACGATGCCAAGCGTTTAGGCATCAGCGCACAACAACTGTTCTTTGATACGGGCATGGGCGCACCTACTACAGGCGCACCTGTTGGCGCAGTAACGCCTAGACCAGCCCCGATTACAGCAGCACCTACAGGAATGCCTACAGCAGCACCCACAGCAGCACCTACAGCGGCATACACACCACTAGGTGCGCCACCTGCGCTATCCCCCAAAGCGCAACAAGACATTGCAGTAGCTGCCGCAAAAGAAACAAACAAAAAAGAGCGTGAAATGGAAGGTTTGGGCAGCCTAATTGATGATGCGCGCAATTTGTTATCAGGTAAAGCTAAAAACGAACAAGGTGAAATTGTTAAAGCGCCTTTGCCTACTCAGAGCTTTTTGGGTGAAACCAAAAACGCATTGGCAAGAGTTTATGGCGGTTCACCTGAAGGCGCTGCACAAGCTGATCAATTGCGCGTTTTAAGCGGAAGTTTGACCTTAAAAATGCCGCGAATGGAAGGCCCACAATCGGATGCAGATAGCAAACTATATAGAGAAATGGCTGGTCAAATTGGCGATAGCTCATTATCCGTTCAAAGGCGTTTAGCTGCATTGCAACAAGTTGAATCTTTGTACAGAAAATACGATAAATCATCACCTACAACGCCTGCAATGCCTGATCAAATGTTTGCACCACCTCCACCTAATGCAGTACGGAGGGTTAAATAATGGCTAAATTTGAAGTTGATATAGGAAATGCCACTTATGAAGTTGATGCCGCTGATGAAAAATCAGCATGGCAAATGGCAAATCAATTTCATGCCAAACAACCCACACAAAGCCCTTTGCCTGCACAAAGTTCTGTCTCAAGATATCCAAATTTGGCAAGAATAGGTGTTAACCCACCAATGGAAAACCAAACGGCTGTTGAAGGCTTTGCAAGAGGCATGGCAGACCCATTTTTAGGCGGTGCTCAATTAGCGGCAAGCGCATTCAGCCCAAGAGCTAAAGAATATATTGATCAAACCATAAACGAAGGCGAAAAAGCTTACAACCTACGAAGGCAGCAAGCAGGGGATACAGGTTTTGATGTAAGTCGTTTAGCAGGTAATGTTTTAAATCCTGCAAACTTAGCTCTTGCTGCACGATTGCCTGCAGCTTTTGTGTCAACGCTTCCTAGATTGTTGGGGACGGGTAGCGTTTTGGGTGGCGTTTCTAGCGCATTGACTCCAATAACAGACGAAAAAGAACAACAAGACTTTGGAGAAGCGAAAAGAGGTCAAGTTGGTTTAGGCATGATGATTGGCCCTATAGCGCAAGGTGCTGGTAAAGCAATTAGTGCCGTGGGTGGAAACATTGCACAACGTGTAAGCGAATCGTCAGCCGCAAACGAAGCTAAATTAAAACTTGCTGAAGCTTTGCAAAGAAGCGGCATGGGTTCGTTTTTCCAAGGCGGCGGCGGCAATCCATTAAAGCAAGCAGAAGCAAGACTTTTGACTAGAGGCCCTGAAGCTACGGTGGCAGATGTATCAGGACAATCAGGAAAAACATTGTTGGATACATTGGCAAGCTTGCCAGGTCAAGCCAAAGACTTGACTGAGCAAATGATTAAAAATCGTCAAGCAACAAGATCAAAGCGATTGATAACTGCCGCAGATGAAGCAATGGGTACAAGCGGCAAAACCTATACAGGCACATTGGACTCATTGATTAACGAAAAGAAAACTGCATCTAAACCTTTTTACAATCAATTAGAAGGCGTGTCTTTTCGGGTAGATGATGAGCTTGCAAAGTTAATTAAAGCTTCTGAAACTGCACATGGAGGCGCAGAACTTCTTGCCAAGCTAAAACAAACTACACCAATAGACATATCCAAAATTAAAGTAGGTGATGATATACCTCTTGATTCTTTAGACAAAATAAAGCAAGCGTTATACGACCTTGGTGAAGAAACAAGAGGCAAGTTTGGACAAGCTACAACTTTAAGCAACGCTTATAACGATTTGCGAAATAAGTTAACTAACAAATTGGACAGACTTAGCCCAACAGATGATAAAGGGCGGTCTATTTATAAAATGGCAAGGGATTCTTTTGCAGGCCCTGCACAGCTTGAAACGGCATTAAGAAAAGGCCGTGATTCCATGAAAGAAGACGCAATTGCCATTAAGGAATTGACAAAAGACATGAGCGAAAGCGAGATATCTGCGTTTCGTTTAGGTGCTGTGCAAGCCATAAAGGACAAAGTAGGCACAGAAGCAGGTCAAACCGCTTTGACAAAAATGTGGAAAGAGCCTGCGACAAGTGGCAAATTAAAAGAAATATTTGGCCCTAATTACCGTGACTTTGCTGCAAGTGTAGCTAGAGAACAGCGGCTTAAAGAGCTTGAAACGGTGGGGCGCGGCTCGCAAACCATGTCAAGAATTTTTGCCGCAGGTGATTTGGACAATCCCGCAAATTTGCTTAACGCAGGACAAGCAGCCGCAAGTGCCGCACAAGGCAACATAGCTCCAGCTATGGGTATGGCCGCACAGGCATGGAACAAAGTAAAAATGCCTGAACAAACAAGAAATGAATTGGCAAAATTGCTTTTACAAAAAGGCCCCGAAGCACGCCAAACAATTGCAGAACTTCCTACAATCGTAAAGCAGTACAACGAAGAACAGCTTAGAAAAGCTTTGTTAGCTAACGCCCTCGCACAACAACCCAATAGGTGAAATTATGAGTTACAACGGCAGCGGTACATTTAACATCAACTCAGCAGGGCAACCTGTAGTTGCAGGCACAGTCATATCTGCAACCGCTTTTAACGCCCTTACAGCCGATTTAGGCGTGGGCTTAAGCACAGCTATCACTAAAGACGGTCAGACCACCACAACCGCTAGGATTACGTTTGCACAAGGTGTTACGTCAAGCCTAACTACAGATAGTTCATCTACAACCACAGGGTCAATCATTACTGCGGGTGGTGTAGGTATAGCCAAGGCGCTTTATGTGGGTACAAACGCCAATGTAGCGGGTACTCTTGCGGTTACTGGCGTTGCAACATTTAGCGCTGCGCCCATTTACTCTAGCTTGACTGCTTCAAGCGCGGTGGCAACAGATGCGTCCAAAGCACTTGTAAGCGTCACTAACACAGGCACAGGCAACAACGTATTAGCGACTAGCCCGACATTGGTAACGCCTATCCTTGGAACGCCAGCAAGCGGTAGTTTGGTAAATTGCACAGATACAAATTACACAGGCTTCAAGAACCGCATCATCAATGGTGCAATGGTGATTGACCAGCGTAATGCGGGGGCTGCGGTAACTGTAAACAACGCTACTGATTTTTACCCTGTTGACCGTTTTTTGGGCTTCGGTGAATTAAGTGATGGTGTTTATACGCTCCAACAATCTTCAACCGCTCCCGCTGGATTTGTTAATTCTATAATTGCAACAGTTACAACGGCTGATGCAAGTGTAGGGTCTAGTCAATATTATTTTCTATCACATAGAATTGAAGGAACAAACTGTTCTGATTTTGGTTTTGGAACTGCTAATGCTAAAACTGTAACTTTATCTTTTTGGGTTCGTTCTAGTCTTACTGGTCAGTTTGGTGGCTCTCTAACAAATGGCGCTTTTAACAGGGCTTATCCATTTACTTACACCATTAACTCGGCAAATACTTGGGAACAAAAATCAGTAACCGTTGCTGGCGATACAAGCGGAACATGGCTGACTACTACTGGTATTGGAATGCGAATTTATTGGGACATTGGTAGTGGTAGCAGTAATGTAGGAACTGCTGGCGCTTGGGGTTCTATTGGTTATGTTGGCGCAACAGGGGACACAAAACTTATTAGCACAAACGGAGCTACGTTCTACATCACAGGCGTACAGCTAGAAAAAGGCAGCGTAGCCACATCGTTTGACTACCGTCCTTATGGGACTGAGTTGGCTTTGTGTCAGCGGTATTATCAAAAGTCATTTCCTCAAGGAACTGCTCCTGCACAAAACATTGGTGGCGTTGGCGCTGTATATTCGCAGTCTCCAGCAGCTTCTGGTTCGGCTCCTGCATGGGTTAATTTGCCTGTTGTAATGAGAGCAACGCCAACGACTATCACAACATATAACCCGTCTGCTGCAAACGCAAACTGGCGAAATATAAGTGCAAGTTCAGATGTGAACTCGCAAATTTATTCATCAAGCCAAAGCAGCATTTATATTATTGGGACTACACAAACTGTTGGTCAGTATCAAATCACGGCAATTCATTACACAGCAGAAGCGGAGCTATAAATGACCACATATAAATTGAACCCAATGGGAACATTTGCTCAAATGTTTGAAGACAACATTGCCACGGGTGATTGGGCAAATACGCAAACTAATGAAGCCTACCTAGCATGGCTTGCAGAAGGCAACACGCCTGAGCCAGCGGATGAGGTGACACCATGACACCAATCGTGACTATAGATGATGTTGAATACGATGCAAATGACTTCACAGAGAATCAAGTTGCGTTGTTCAACCATTGCGTAGATTTAGACCGAAAGATTGGCTCAACCCAATTTCAACTTCATCAACTGGTGGTGGGTAAAGATGCGTTTTTAAAGATGCTGAAAGAAGCACTTAAAGACCAATTTGCCGAAGCCGCAGTAAAAGCAGACTAAAGAAACAGCCTCATGGAAACGATACACGAACTCGCCAATGAAACCGATAAGCGTTTAAGCGTCCATGAGGCCGTCTGCGCCCAAAGATACGAAGGCATACAAGAGAGCTTTACTCAAGGCTCTAAGCGCATGGCCAAGATTGAGTACCTCTTGTATGTAGTGATTGCCGTGGTGCTGCTTGGCCCTGGCGTGGCTGCTGAGTTTGTTAAAAAACTACTGGGGATGTAAATGGCTGAAGAATCCGCAAAAAACGCCTTAATTGAAAAAATCACGTTTGCAATTTTGCCTTTGCTTTTTAGCTGTGTAGTTTATTTAATGTCTGCGCTATCCAACTTAGCGCATGAAGTGACCATTCTGAACAGCAAGATTAGTTTGGTGGTTACATCTGACAACAGGCAAGCACCCAATAGCGGGGCCGAACTTGCCCGTGAAAAACTACGCCAAGATTTGGAAAAAGAAATTCAACTTAACCGTGACCAAATCCATTACAACAGGCAGTCCATTGCAATACTTGAAGAACGTGCCAAACACACTTGCGAGAAACCTAAATGATTACTCTACTTTCAACTATCGTGTCATTCCTGATGGGCGGCTTGCCCAAGCTGCTGGATTTCTTTCAGGATCGTGCCGACAAAAAGCATGAGCTTGCCCTAGCCCAAATGCAGATTCAACGTGAGCTAGAGATGCGTAAAGCAGGGTTTGAGGCGCAGGAGCGTATTGAGCACATCAAGTCTGAACAACTGGAAATTGAAACAAAATCGTCAGAAAAAGTGGCTCTAATTGGGGCGCAGCAAGCTGAGATGCAAGCTATTTACGCCCATGACACCAGCCTGAACGAAGGGACTAGCCAATGGATGCACAATTTAAGAGCGTCAGTAAGGCCCGTTATCACCTACGGATTCTTCTTTCTCCTGGTGGCAATCGACCTGACCCTAGCATGGCATGGTATTTCTACTGGCGTTACTTTTGAAAAGATGGCAGAGCAACTTTGGGATAACGAAACTCAAACCCTGTTTGCGTCCATCATAGCGTTTCACTTTGGTGGCAGAGCGTTTGGTAAATGAACGTCAGCCCAAAAGCCCTTGCGGTCATTAAACACCATGAGGGCATAAGACAAAACCCATATCGCTGCCCCGCAAAGTTGTGGACTATCGGTGTGGGCCATGTGCTTTACCCTGAACAGGGCAAGTTAAAGATAGAAGAACGTGACGCATATCCCCTGCGCCCTGAAGACAACCGCAAGTTTTCTATGGAAGAAGTGGATTCCATACTTGCTGCAGACTTACAGCGGTTTGAGCGTGGCGTAAAAAAGTTTGTGCCTGTACCCCTAACCCAAGGTCAGTTTGATGCCCTAGTGTCGTTTTCGTTCAATGTAGGGCTAGGCACACTCCAACGGTCTACGCTACGTCAAAAAGCCCTGCGTGGAGATATGGCAGGCTCAGCAGATGAGCTACTCAAATATTGCATGGCAGGCGGTAAGATTCTAAAAGGGCTGCAAAACCGCCGTATTGATGAACGCGCCATGTTTCTTAGTCTTTAAAAATGTAAATTGCAATCAAAACCGAGACGACAAGAGCTAACCCGCCTAACAGCAAAAGTAAAAAGATTTCAAGCATTCTTTTCTTTTAAGTCGTAAAACCAATCGTCCCCTGCTGACCACTTGCGTGTGCCATCAACCGTGTAAAAGGTTTGAGCCGCCTGAAAATCAGGAAACTTTGTCTCTGCAGGAATTAGGCTTTGGTCATACCACAAACACCGATTGTTGGGTTGGCAAGCAAACTGTCCGTTATCTAGCGCAATCCAATTAAACGACTTGTGTTCTTCTGCTTGTTCGGTAAAACCTGTGTCCAAATCCATACCATCAGCGCAAAAGTCCACAGTAAACAAATAGCGTCCAAAGTTCCATTCTTTGTCTTTGCCTAGAAACTTCACGCCTAAATTGCGGAGGCCAATCTTTTCGCAAATGGTAAAGCGGTAGCCCATGCAATCCCAAAGCTGAAGTGTGTCAACAGGCAAATCACCATGTTCTGTTTTCCACACATAAGCGTGTATGGGCAGCTTGTCATACAAAGCCCCGTAGTTGGGCAGCAGGGACTCGATGCGAAACACCTGCCCCCGCAATGCCTTTAGACTCACCCAAATGGCAGGCTCTAGCTCACCATGACCTTTGGTGTGGTTGTACAAAAATTCTCGCCTAACAAAGCATTTAAGGGGCGGTAAGGGGGCGATGATGTAGCTCATGGTATTGCCAAGCGCCATTCACGTTCTTGGTTGCCTGTATTGGATTTAACGGTTTTGCCTGTAAGCAGAATCAACCCGTCTTTTTGCAGTTCGGGCAACCGCCTAGAAATTTGTACGCCATCAAGCCCTGTTAATTTGGAAATACCGTCTTTGCCTAGCGGCCCGTGCTTTGCCAAACACTCCAAAATCGTATTAACGTGCTTGTTGGTAAATTTAGGGGCAGCATCAGCCGCCAGGTAAGATGTGATGGGGTCATTAGACCTAGCTCTGATGTGTTCAAAACTCATCATCAAACCCTAAGTCTTTTGGTCGAGGGTCGTTCAGGTAAGCCCAACCGTCCCAACCGCCATCTTTAAGTGGGATAACGTCTAGCTTCAACATATCGCCATTCTTGGTTTCAATGATTGAGCCGATGCGTTGGTAGCGGTTCTTAGCCGCACCTTGGGCATTGGTGTACTGCCCTACGATGCACGATATTTCTTTTTTGAGCTTAGACATTTGGGTTTCCTAGTGAGTTGAGTAATTTGACTTTGTGATCGACTTCTTCAAGAAAAGTCTGAATTTCATCTTCTATGTGAGCAATGTAGTCTTCATCACGTTCTATGCGTGTGACGAATAACTGAAGGTGTTTAGGCATACGGGGGTCAAACACCACATAGTCGCAAAACACCCTATCCGTACAGGCAAGCTGAAACTGGATTTGCGTAAAATATTTCTGTGGGCATTTCTTGGTCAGCAAGGTTTCAATCATTGTGGCGGTGTTAGGGCACTTGATCTCTACTAGACCATTGACCCCCACAAACCCGTCAGGTGAAGCCCCTGCCATCGGAATGTTGGGGTGAGGCACAAACCCCACTTCTTCCACAATAACGTCTTTGGCTAACTCATAAGCCGCTTTTGCAAACTTTTCCTGGTCTGTGCCCCATTGCATGGCTGCGTTGGAATAAGACTCTGTGGGCTTTTGCGTCATACGTTCTACGACCAGTTGCGCCATGTAGTTTTCCCTGCTAGTCGAATAACCCGTCTTGGTCTTGGCAATTACGTCAGCAACCCTAGAGGCCGTGACTTTGCCTAATCGGGCGGCAAACCACTCATCCGTGCGTTGTTCAATCATTTCTATCATGTGTTTTTCTCCTTGAGTTTGGCTTCAATGGCACAAGCAAACAATGAAAACCCTTGCGGAAGTCTCTTTGTTTCGGGGTCAATATCTTTCAATGCTTCAAACCAATCTGTCGGTGTTAGCCCTACCCATGTGCGATTCTTTTTTCCATCATGTAAGCCACTCATGTAGGCAATGGTCAAATCATCAGGCTCTTGCTTTTCTGCCTCTGCGGTAGCCATTAACCCAGGCCATGTGGACGGAAGTTCTATCATTTATTGCTCCTTTGCTTTCTTGATACGTGCGGCCTTTGCTGCCATCACCCGTGATTGCCATGTTTGATCACCATTACAGGCCTCATAAGCGGCGGCATAGGCGGTTTGCAGTTCTTCTTTGTTGGTGGTGGCATCTATCGCTGCAAGGTGGTCTGCCATAGCACTTGCGTTAACCTTTGGCTCTTGTTTGCGACTAGCGGCATTGCCATCATCATCTTCAGGTGCTTGCCCTGTTGCCGCCATCAAAGACGCGCGGCGAATGTAAGTCAAACATGACATGAAGCCTTGAGGGTCTTGCTTTGGAGCAGGAAAAAACAATTTCCCGCAATCAAGACGTTCACCCGACTCATGCAAGAAACTTGTCTCGCAGACAATCCCATCAGAATGTTCTGAAGTAGTCTGAAACAAGAATATCCCGTTTGTGTTTAAAGCGTCTATAACCGATTCCACACAAGATGCCAGGTCTACATATTTGCTGCGGAAATGAGGGTTCGTGGCGGTTTTTAAGGCTGGCGCAAAAGTTTTCTGCGCTTTGACTAGTGCTGTTGCAATTTTCTGCATAAAGTTCTTCTTTCTGTACTGTTTCGTAAAATTGTTGTTGGGACATATCAATAGACGTATTTAGGGCCGCAAGTGACTTCTATTACGGTTTCCACCGAATAGCCACCGATACGGCGTTTAGCGTACAAAGGGATAGCACGTAAGCCTGATGTTTCGCATTGGCGAACAGCATCTATAACTTCATTGCGTCCCATTGGTTGCACACGGGCATCCACAATTAGCTCTTGGTCAGGCGGTTTCGGCGGCTGAAAGTTAGAGCAACCTGTGGTGATTACAGCCAACCAGCAAAGTAGGGGGTAAGTAATCACTCGCATCAATCCTCCAAGATTTGTATGACTTCTTGAACTTCCTGTTGAAGGCTGTCAAGAAGGTAAACGTATTCACGTATCTTGGACTCCAGCATTCCGACTTGGAAAGCCAGGCGGTCAACAGGGGGTTGCCCTGCATACATACGGTCAGCCGTGGCTGATATGTTGGCAATTACTTGGTTAGCAGTCATTACGGCCTCCAAAGAAAAAGATCGAGGGCAACGATGGCAAGTGCCACTAGCGTGAGGCAAGTGATGATTCGGTCAACTTTTTTCTTGCGCTGATTGGGATATGGGCCTTGGATTTCAAACATGGTGTACTCCTAAAGATGGGGCCGAAGCCCCGTTTGGTTAAGCGTAAGTCAAGCCTTGAAATTCAAGACTATCGGCGATTTCAGGGGCCGCAGACTTGCGGACTTGGATAGAAACGGCAGCAAAACCATACCGTTCTGCAAGGTACTGTTTGCCATCAGGCGTGTTAGCAACCAAGGTAATGGTTGTGGATGAAAAGTCAGAAGGGAGAAAAGTAAAATCGGTCATAAGACCTCCTAAAAAGACCCTTATGCGATTTGCTAGGGCATGGGTGAAGTATAAGCCAGCTTTACGGTATTGCAAGTCTTTTTTATTAGGACAAACCCTAATTGTGGCTTTTTTGTCAATCTAGCTTACAATGGCGGCATGGAAAAAGAAAAAGCAATTCAACTGGCTGGAGGCGTTACGGCGCTTGCAGCTTTGCTTGGCATCAAAAGGGCTGCTGTGTACCAATGGGGCGACAGCTTGCCACAAGCTAGGGTTTGGCAATTAAAGATTTTGAAGCCTGAATGGTTTAGTATTTGAGTTTGAAACACGGCTAGGTGGGGGGTAGCTACCCTGCCGAAAAGCAAGCCCACCTGCCTGCCGTTCGTTTCTTTTTGTGTGGGACGGTTTTGGGAAAAATTTTGCACTACTATCAATTCAACATAGGGGACTATGCGTCCCACACACGGCATTTGACCGTCATTGAAGATGCTGCCTACAGAAGGCTTCTAGACTTCTACTATCTTCACGAAAAACCCATAAAAGTTCACGACATTGCCAGGCAAATTGGCATGAGGGAATACGAAGCTGAAGTTTTTAGCGTGTTGGATGAGTTTTTTTTGTCAACACCTGATGGCTTTGTGAACAGCAGAGCAGACAAGGAAATAGCCCATTTTCACTCTAAGATTGAACAAGCGTCCAAGGCTGGTAAAGCATCCGCTGAACGCAGGCTCAACGCCCGTTCAACGGACGTTCAACCAACCAATAACCAAGAACCAATAACCATAAACCAAGAACCAATAAATACAGAGACTACGTCTCTTGTTGTCTCGCCTAGCGAGAAAACGCCATCAGCGCCAATTGCTGAAATTGTTGACTTGTACAACAGCCGCTTGCCAATGTTGCCAAGGGTGACTGTGGTCAGCGACTCCCGAAAGCGTTTGGTTGCGGCAAGATGGCGGGATGTGGTTTCTGCC